GAAATAAACCGCCTGATCATCAATATGCCTCCGAGACATACCAAATCAGAATTTGCATCATACTTGCTACCAGCATGGATGGTGGGCCGTGAGCCAAAGCTCAAGATCATACAAGCAACGCACACGGCAGAGCTCGCAATACGATTCGGTCGTAAAGCAAAAAACTTAATCGATAGAGAAGACTACGGTAAAATTTTTAAAACAACCCTACAAGAAGATTCTAAAGCAGCAGGACGTTGGGAGACATCACAAGGCGGTGAGTATTTTGCAGCTGGTGTAGGTGGTGCAATCACAGGACGTGGTGCAGATTTATTAATCATTGACGACCCGCACTCGGAACAAGATGCAATGTCAGGTAAAGCATTAGAGTCAGCTTACGAGTGGTATACATCAGGGCCTCGTCAGCGTTTACAACCAGGCGGTAAGATCGTGCTGGTTATGACTAGATGGTCGACAAAAGATTTAACAGGAATGCTGGTTAAGAACCAAAGCGAAGTTAAAGCTGATCAATGGCACGTGGTCGAATTTCCAGCGCTCTTGGACCACGGACCAGTGTGGCCTGAGTATTGGAAGCAAGATGAATTAGAGAAAGTAAAAGCAACACTACCTGTTGCTAAATGGAACGCACAGTGGATGCAGCAACCAACTTCGGAAGAAGGTGCAATATTAAAACGAGAATGGTGGCGAACTTATACCGGTGAAGAGATTCCACAACTACATCACGTCATACAATCTTACGATACAGCTTTCTTAAAAAAAGAAACAGCAGACTATTCAGCTATCACCACATGGGGTATTTGGTATCCTAGTGAGGATGAAGGGGCTAATCTCATACTGCTCGATGCCATCAAAGGTAGATACGAGTTCCCTGAATTACGGAGATTGGCCCTTGAACAATATAAATACTGGATGCCAGAAACAGTCATTGTAGAGGCAAAAGCATCAGGTTTACCTCTAACATACGAACTAAGAAAGATGGATATACCCGTTGTCAACTTCACACCATCAAAAGGCAACGACAAGCATGCACGTGTAAATGCTGTTGCACCTTTGTTCGAATCTGGTATTGTATGGGCTCCTGATCAGAAATTTGCAGAGGAAGTCATTGAAGAATGTGCTGCGTTTCCTTTTGGGGATCATGACGACTTGGTTGATAGTACAACTCAAGCGATTATGCGATTCAGACAGGGCGGTCTGATCGGACACCCTGAAGACTACGTCGACGAAAAAGTTGAAAAAATTAAAAGGAATTACTACTAATGAGTAAAAGCAGGCTAGATGCATTAAAAGCAGTTTATCAATGGGTAACAAGAACAATGATGAAGAATCAAACCGGAGTCATGCAAACCCTACCTAACAGAGATTTAATAGAACTTAATACACAGATTACAGCACAACGTCTAATGCAGGCTGGTGTTGACCCAACAACATTAAAAAATGCTAACCAAGTTGAAAATGCTGTTAACATTATAGAGAGCAGACCAGTTCAAGAAGGAATTAAATCTACAAAACCTGGAAAATTGCTTGATATGGAGGGTCAAGAAATACCACAAGGTTCTAAAATTATGGGTGGTAAAGCTGTTAAAGAAACAGAGGCAGAGATATTAGCTAGAATGAAAAGAGAAAACAAAGAAGCTGCTCAAAGAATAAGAGATAAAAAAAAATTAGAAGATAGAGCTCTTGAAGATTTTGTAGATGATGCGGGCGGTGTAGATCCAAATGATCCAAGAGGTATAGATGATTTTATACCAGATCCAGAAGACATGGCAACAGGTGGACGTGCAGGGTTTGCAAATGGCAGCGAAGATAGTGGAGCACCAAGTATAAGACTTGAACCAAGAGTAAGTGGTATACAGACAGAACAAACAGTAGCTCCTGGTATAACTGAATCTGTAAGAGATATAGATTATGGACTTACGGCATTACTTAAAGGCGATAAATTTTATGGTGGAGCTTCTTTGGACAAAGGTAAAGTCAAAGTAGATGTTGAAACAGAAGAAGGTAAAACTTTATTTAAAGACTCTATAGGAAAAGATGATGCTATTAATTTTATAGTAGGTATGGGTCAGCGTGATGAAGGTAATAAGTTTGAAATTAAAGTTGATGATGATTTTGAAAACATGAATATTACTTTTAAAAAAACTTTTGCAGAAGGCGGACGTATAGGTTTAAAAGATGGACCGGATATGCCAGGTAGAAGACAATTTATGAAAATTATGGGTGGTATAGCATCATTACCTGTTCTTGGTAAATTTATAAAACCAGCAATGCCATTAATTCAAAAAGGTGCAGAGATTACAGGACCTGCGTTAGATAAAATTGTACAGACTGTAATGTCTGCAGGAAAACTTATTTCACAAAGTGGTAGACGAGTAAAAGAAATGGTAACCAAAAAGAAACTCAAAGATGTTGAAGTAGAGGAAGATATAATGGATGGACCAAGTTACACTATCAAAACAAGAGATAAAACTATTTACTACAAACCTGGAAGACAAGATGAGATGGGTATCGAAGATGACATCATAGAAGTTATCGAAGATACAGTTACTAAAAAAGCAGGTGGCGGTATAGCAAGAATGCTAGGAGAATAGCGTGGCAGATATTTTAAAAAGAGCAGAAGAGTTATCAGATTTGTTTGATAATAAAGGCAGTGAAAGACTAGAGTTTTCAAAAGGCACACGAGTTGGATTTAGAAATCCTGGTGCAGTTGTTAGCGAAGACATGCGAGCAAAAAGTGCAGAGGCTATAAAATCAAAAGCAAGCAAAAAATTAAAAAATTTTGTAGAAACATTTAAATTAGAAAATGATGGTAAACTACCAACTCAACAACAAATTATGAAATCAGTTGGAGGTAAATCAGCCACTGTACAAAAATATTTAAAAGAGGGTGTTGATTATGTGCCACGTCTTTCTAAAATAGAGGCAGGTAGATTAGCAGGTATTAGATCAGGAGAAGTAAGAGCAGTTCCTGAAGGTCAAGATCCATCTTATGTAAAAAGAGCCAAAACTTTAGATGAAGCAAAAAAATTTTTAAGTAAACAAGATAAAGCTGATTTTAAAGCTATTAATGATGGTAAAAAAGCGATTAATAAATTTTTTCAAAAAAATCCAAAATTAATTAATACAACAGAATTTGGTAAAAATATAAAAGCAATGATGTCTTTAAGAATGGATAAAGAAACTGGTAATATTTTTTCTAAATTAAGACCAGATGATTATTATATTAAAAGAGCAAAAGAAGGAAAACTTTTTGATATATTTGATATTAAACCTGTTAAAGAAGGTGGAAGAAGTTTAAGATTTCCTACAAATATAAACTTAACTCCAGGTCAATTTAATCAAGTTTTTATACAAAACCAAGCTGGAAAACTTTTTGCAAAGGGAGTTAATAAAGATGCTTTAAAAAATTTAAATAAATTATTAGTAGATCAAAACATAAGAGTGCAATTACCTAATGTAGGTATGATTGGTGCTAAACCACAAGTCGCTGCCACAGGAACACAATCTAGAACTTTTCCTGCAATTGTTGAAACTCTTAAAAAAATGAAAGCACCTGAAAATATTTTAAAAAATTTTATAGACATTGCACCATTACCTGGTCCTTTTAAAGCTTTAAAAAAATTTGAAGAGGGTGGTCGTGTTAATTTTAGCGAGGGAAAATTAGCTGGTATATTAAGATCTTTAAAACCTTTTAGTAGTAAAAATAAGTATACAAATCAATTAGAGGGGATTCTTTATGGACAAGAGGGACTGTCAGAAATTTTAAGTTTATTATCTTCGGCTGGTTTGTTTGCAGGTGGCGGCATAGCTAAACAAGCTGGCATAGATTCAGGACCCCCTCCAATATCGGGGCCAACACCAGATGGCGATGAGGGGTTGCCAGCAGCGTTTAAACGTGGTATCAAAACATAGGAGTATTAAATGGCAGAAATAGACAAATCACTCCCGAACGTAAAAACTAAAATTGATATTCCCTCAGAAGAGGAAGTAAAAGAAGTTGCCGTTCAGGATGCGATAGAAGAACAAGAAAAACAACCTATAGAAGTTATACCTGAAGAAGATGGTGGTGTAACATTAGACTTTGAACCAGGTTCAATTAATGTACCCGGCACAGAAGCACACTTTGATAATTTAGCAGATATTTTACCAGACGATGTTTTAGAGCCAATCGGTAACGAAATGGTGCAAAACTATATGGATTATAAATCTTCTAGAAAAGATTGGGAGAGAGGATACACAGAGGGGCTTGACTTACTAGGATTTAAATACGAAAACAGAACAGAACCTTTTCAAGGAGCATCTGGTGCAACACACCCAGTGTTAGCAGAAGCAGTTACACAATTTCAAGCACAAGCATACAAAGAATTATTACCAGCAGACGGACCAGTAAGAACACAAGTTATTGGTGTTAAAAATCCACAGACAGAACAACAAGCTAACCGTGTAAAAGATTTCATGAACTATTTAATTATGGATCAAATGCAAGAGTACGAAGCAGAGTTTGATTCTATGTTATTTCATTTACCACTTGCAGGTTCCACATTTAAAAAAGTTTATTACGATGTGCCACTTGGAAGAGCGGTATCAAAGTTTGTACCCGCAGATGAATTAATTGTTCCATATACTGCAACTAGCATCGAAGATGCAGAGGCAGTGATACACACAGTTAAGATATCTGAAAACGAATTAAGAAAACAACAAGTAGCTGGTTTCTACAGAGATGTAGAACTTGGACCACCAGGTAATGTTGAAAGAAACGAATTAGAAAAAAAAGAACGTGAATTAGACGGCACAAAAAAATCTGGTAAGAACGAACCAGTTTATACTTTGTTAGAGTGTCATGTAAATTTAGACTTAGAAGGTTTCGAAGAGATTGGTCAAGACGGAGAACCAACAGGAATAAAATTGCCCTACATTGTAACTGTAGAAGAAGGCAGCCGAGTAGTACTCTCCATACGGAGAAACTATGCGCCCAATGATCTAAAGAAAAATAA